CCTCAATCCAGTCAGACGGCAACTGAACATATTCATTGCTGGAGTCAGCCTCAGCACGAATTATCATCTCTTGGCAGCGCAGGCGCGTATTCAAGTCTGCTTCAGCAAACTGGATAAACGTCTGAATTTGAGATGTTAGGTCAGCACGGTTCAGATAGTCCGCAATGGTGGACTGGAGCGTGCTGTAATTCGTGATTGTAGCCATCAGCTCTTAATCCAGTGTGTGCGGTAGGGCTCTGCTTCTTCAGACGCCAGCCACTTGCGCATAGCCGCCTTGTCACCAAGGATGCCGCGCTTCTGAAGGTCAAGATACACCATCATAGGCAATGATGCCACCTTTACCATTCCGTCATTTAATTTTTCGTTTTTGCTGATGCTTTCGCGTACGGCCTTGTTGTGCTCTGCCAATCCGGAAACATCAACTGTGCTCTCAAGGACAATCTTATTGTCCGTAGTAAAGTGCATCTTCTGACGAGTGCCAGTGAGCGAATCGTAAGCGAGATCAAATGACCCCGGTGCAAAATCTTCCGCCATATTACCCTCCAAGGAGATAGGGGCGGCTTGCGCCGCCCCTAGAGATATTAGGAAGCAACGATGTTGGCAATAACAGCGTGTGCTTTTTCCGACTTGATGCGGAGGCCGTATTCGACAACCATTTCTTTCTTGTCGAAGTCGCCGGTCTTGGCAATGTCGAAGGTGCGGAACGGGCGCAGGTACGAAACCGACGCATATTCCGGATCAAGCACGAAAGCAAAGTTGCCGGGCTGGAAGCGGTTCGGAACGATTGCCACTTCGCCGAAGTCACCGAGGTAAACGTCAGCAGTAGCAATGATCTTCAGCGGCTGGACTTGGTTGTAAGTCACGCGCTGTTCCGCGAGGCCAGCAAACGCCGACACAACAGTCTTGTTGTAAGCGTTTACCATCAGCATCTTGGTTTCGCCGCCCTGTTCCCAAACGTTCTGAATGGCGGTCTTCAGCATGGTTTCGGTAAAGGCGACTGGGCTAGTCAGAGCGGTCCAAGCAGTGTCGGGATAGCCGTTGCCGCCGCTGCCGGACATTGCCGACACAGTAGCACCGTTAGCCTGCGCATTGGTGATAAGCCAAGTCGGAAGACCAGCGGTGGTGCGGGCAACGGAGGTGCTGCCAGCGGAACCAGCTTGGTTGCTGAGGATAATGGCTTCCATATCGCGCTTCAGCTCTTTCGAAGCCTTAGCGGTCTGATAGGCCATCTGCGTGCGCATGCCGGCGTTATCGACGGCATCGTCCGTGCCGGACACCGAGATGATCTTGTTGCTGATCTGAGTGTAGTTAGCAACACGAACGGTGTCGGTGAAGGAAGCGTCACCAGCAGCAGCACCTTCGACCTGTGCGTTTGCAGTGTCGGCGGAAGCAAGGGCGTCCGTCTGCCACTCGAAGTAGGTGTTTTTGCAAGTGTCACGGCCAACATTGGACATGAACGGAGTGTCAACCGGCGAAATATCATAGATGATATTCGAGAGGTCTTCACGGATTTCATTCGACGCATCATACGTCGTTACTTTAGATACAACAGCCATTATCGTCTCCTAGAGTCTAACAGGCTAAACAATGCAGCCGCGTCATTAACGTGGCCGGATGATTTGAGACGTTGTTGCATCCGCGTAAGCTGATCGCTTCGTTTCGGGGTTCCAGCAGAGCTGCCACCCTTCATCGGTCGTGGCCCCGCCTGCTTTTTGGGCTTGGGGGCATTCGACTGCAGCTCATCATACCGTCGGGCCTTTTCAAGGATGACGATATAACGGGGGTCGTAGACCTGCGATAATTCTGCATCTGAGAAGCCGGTCTTTTTGCCAAACTCTCGCAGTTTCTTAGTCGCAGCCGCCTTTGACTCCGGATCAGTCCACTCTTTCAGCTGACTAGCGAGATACTTCTCACCCTCAACCAAAAGAAGTTTACGGTTCTCTAGTTCCTGCTGTTGCTGTGCCGCTTGTATCTGCTGCTGTTGAATTTGCATTTCCGCAAATTGCTGTTGACGGGCAGCTTGGTAGTCACGCCACTGTTTTTCAACTTTAGGAAACGCTATCGGGTCTTCCTCGTACAAAGCATCCCAATCCGGTTCTGGGATTTCGCTTTCCTGCATATTCTGCATAGCGATGCTTAGGACTTGGTTGATCTGATCTCGTTCTTGATCGAGAGCCTGCTTCTCCTGCCGCAAAAGGTTCAAGTTACGCGAATAATCGGATTGCCGCTGGTAGCCTTCTGTTGCCTCTTTTAATGTGATCTTCTCGGTCTTGCCGTTAATCTTAACGGTTACCAGTTGATCCAAATCAATTGGCTTCTCGGGCTCTTCGCTTTCATCCGCGCCATCTTCTGACTCACCATCTTCCTCGAAACCGTCATCATCGACGAGTGCCTCTTCTTCGGAATCGGATGTCTCGTAGTCTTCATCTAGCGCCGCCTCGGTCTGCTCGACTTCGGCATCTGCTACTTCATTCCCTTCACTTTCGGCTTGAGCCTCGCGGCTTTCCATCAGTGAAATTCTTTCGGCAGCATCTGCAATGCTGATTTCGCTAGGCTGCGACTTCTCAGCGTCTGACATATTTTACCCCACTTTTAACTCCGCTTCAAGCGGTTGTTAAACCGCGCAATATCGGGCTCAGAAGCTAGGGAATCTAGCTCCCTCCGAAACGCGGCTACCGCACGCACCATGTAGTACGCGCCGTCCCTTGTTTTGGAGTCAGAAATTTCAGACTCCTTCCAGTCTTGCGTAAATTTCTCGTCGAGTCGGTCAAGCACCGCTGCCGCCGCTTTGTCTGATGCGAGCGCCTTGGCTGCTCGCCAAAGCTCTTCCTGCTCGTGTGTTGTCATTTAGCCCTCTTTACCCATCGCCATACGGCAGGAACAACGCCTTCAAAAATATGATCGTAATTTTCGCCTATCTTGTCTCTGAGCACGTTCCTAATTTCGTTTGGCTCCATATAGAAATCCAACTCTAAATTGTGATTTTTAGCAATGTTTTCAATATGATCTCTTTCATGCACTTCATACGATATTTTATGCAGCCAATGATTCGTGCCAAACTTTCGGGCCATATCGTAAATAAAAACGCACCCGTTTGGCTTAACAACCCTAGCCATTTCGGCTATTGCCTCGTCCATGTCCGCATGGCCTATTGAAAAGCAGCAAATAGCTACGTCAAACTTATCGTTCGGCTCTGGCACTTCTTCCATGCTACAGCAATGCTGAATGCCTATCGGCTCCATAGAATCAAGCTGAAACTGGCTTATATTGACCATACAAAATTCTATATCCGGTCGCATTTTTGTCCAAAAATACCCCATAACACCGGTTCCGCTGCCAAAGTCTATCACTTTTGCATTTTTGGGCACGCAAGCCCAGTGCAGCAATTTGCACAAATGCAGCTCGTCCGTTTCTCCAAACCTATGAGCTTGCAATATAAAACACCCGTCGTCCATAAACATTTTTGTTGAATTGTTTATGTTCTCAAGGTTTACGGCCTCTTTCATTTACTGCCCTTCCGGTGGCAACATCCCCTGTGGCGGCATTGGAGGTGCCATAGGCGGCATTTCGGGCTCCATAGGAGGCATCTGCTGCTCTACTGGCATCTGCGGCGGCTGTTCGGGCGGCGCAAACGCCTGCGCAGTCTTGAAAATCTCTTGGATTTCAGTGCGCTGGCGGTCAACTTCAGCCTTAATTGCTGCCATATCAACCTGCGTGCTATATTTTGCCTCAATTTCGGCGGCTTTTAGCTGCGCATCAACAGCCATCTGATCGCGCTTCAAATCGGCGTCAGAAACGGCCTTCTGCCGCTCCAGTTCCTGCTTTGCAGCGCTAATAACGATGTCTGCCTTAATCTTTTCGGCTTCAACCTGTGCCAAAAGCTCGGCAGGGTCGGGTTTTTGCTGGCTCTGCGCCATCTGCTGCATAAACGCCTGCACTTCTTGCGGGTTAATTTCCTTAAAGAACTGCGACGGGTCTTGGAAACCCTGCAAAGTGGCCATCTGAGCCAAAGTATTGCGGAACTGACTCAAATCACCCAGCGGGTTGTTGGGACCGTACTTCTCGATAGCAGCCTGCTGAAGCTGCATGATCTGCTGTAGGCCCATAATCCGAGCTTCATCCGACCCACGTCCGAGCGCGATGTTCACAACCATGTCCATCGAGGAGTCCCAGCCGCGAGGATCGACCGGAACAAACTTGTTACGCAGTCGGATGATCTTCTCTTTGTCATTATACTTCAAAACGAGCTTAAGAACCCCTTAGAA